ATTGAAGTTACTACAGAAGACGGAGCTACAGGATACTTATGGTATCTTAAATCAGAGCACGAAACAAGATTAAGATTTGATGATTATCTTGAGACTGCAATGATTGAAGCAGTTCCTGCAGAAGCAGCGTCAGGTGCTGCAACGCAAGTTGTGTCTGACCAAGTAGGTAACAAAGGTTCTGAAGGTATCTTCTATGTTGTACAACAAAGAGGTAACGTATGGTCAGGTGGTAATCCTGATGCGTTAGTTGATTTTGACAACATTATCAGTAGATTAGATAAGCAAGGTTCAATTGAAGAGAACGTAATCTTTGTTGACAGAGATTTCGGTTTCGATATTGATGATATGTTAGCAGCACAAAACTCTTACGGAGCGGGTGGTTCTTCATATGGTTTATTTGATAACGATTCAGAGATGGCGTTAAACTTAGGCTTCACAGGCTTTAGAAGAGGATATGACTTTTATAAGTCAGATTGGAAATACTTAAACGACCCAACTATGAGAGGTGGTTTAACAGGAGTAGGAACAGTGAACGGATTATTAGTTCCTGCAGGTTCTACTACAGTGTATGACCAAATCCTTGGTAAAAACGCTAAGAGACCTTTCTTACACGTAAGATATAGAGCTTCTGAAACTGAAGACAGACGTTACAAAACTTGGATTACAGGTTCAGCCGGTGGTGCAAGAACATCTGATTTAGATGCGATGGAAGTCAACTTCTTATCAGAGAGAGCAGTTTGTACTTTAGGTGCGAACAACTTCTTTATCTTCCAAGATTAAGAGTATATATAAATAGAGGGAGTCTCTTCAAAGAGACTCCTATCTATTATTTTTATAAAATTTAAATTATATCCAATGAAAAAGAAAAAAGAATTAGTAGACAAAGTCTACAAGTTAACAAGGAATGCAGCACCTTTATCCTTTATGCTGCCAACTAGACACACTAAGAGATATCCTTTATTACATTTTGATGATGAGCTTGGAACACAAAGAGCTTTGAGATATGCAAGAAATCAAAAGTCTCCTTTTGAGGATGAGCAAGATGGTAATGCTATTCTTGAACCCATCATTTTTGAAGACGGGTTTTTGAGAGTTCCTAAAAGCAATCAAGTATTACAAAGGTTTTTATCTCTTCACCCACAAAACGGGACACGTTTCGTAGAGGTAGATAACTCAAAAGCTGCACAAAAAGAAGTGGCTAGTATTAATGTTCAAGTAGATGCATTAGTTGAAGCTCGTACTTTAAGTATTACACAATTAGAAACGTTGACACGAGTATTATTTGGTAAAGACCCTTCAACTATTAGTACAGAAGAAATGCGAAGAGATGTTCTCGTATTTGCTAAGAACGAACCACAAGAGTTTATGTCTATGGTAAATGACCCTGTATTAAAATTACACGCTACGGTACATAAGTTTTTTGAAGCAGGTTTACTTAAATACAGAAACAAAAACAAAGAAGTATGGTTTAATACAAAAACCAACAAAGGCAAGTTATGTACGATACCATTCGGTGAAGACTCTATTTATATTGTTGCTTCATATTTCCAATCAGATGATGGAGTAGAAGCTTTGAAACATTTAGAGAAACTTTTAGATAGTTAATATCGACAATAAAGTTTTGCTAAGAAGGAGGCTCAGATAGAGCCTCTTTTTTTTTTGATTATCTTTGTAAAAAGAATAATTAGGATGATAAACGAGGTTAGACAAACCGTTTTAGCAATACTGAATAAAAATAATTATGGATACATTTCTCCGGGTGATTTTAATCTGTATGCAGAACAAGCGCAATTAGATTTGTTTGAAGATTATTTCTATGCATATAATTATCAAAACAATAAAGAAAACTCAAGAACTTCAGGAACAGGATATGCTGATATAAAAAAGGGATATGAAGAGGTAATAGATTTTTTCTCTGTAACACTTCCACTTACACAAAATGCAGCTAATGTATTTTTTATGCCTTCCGAAGTTACTACAGGAAGTGATTACTACTTAATAAATAAAGTGTTAATAGGTGCTGATTCAAGAGAAGCTGAAAGAGTAAGTCATAGTAAAATTACTTTATTGAATCAGTCTTTACTAACTGCGCCTTCAAATCTATATCCGGCTTATACAAGTGAAGGAGCAAATATGACAGTTTTCCCTGCTACATTTAATCAGCCGGGAGATGTGGTATGTCAATACATACGATACCCTCGTCCACCAAGATGGACTTATGTTAATTTAGGGGGTGCAGGTGAACCTGTATTCGACCAAACTCAACCTGATTATCAAGACTTTGAATTATTTGAAGATGACACAAATGATTTAATAATTAAGATATTACAATATGCAGGAGTTTCTATTAGAGAAGCTTCAGTAGTTCAGTATGCAAGTTCACAAGAAAGCACTGAAGAGCAACAAGAAAAATTATAATTATGCCCTATATAAGTCAATATGAATATTACGAGAATAATGGGAATGCTCCTGAAAATGAAAATTGGGGGTCATATCAATATGTATCGTTAGAAGATATAGTCACTAATTACTTGCTAATGTACTCAGGAAACCATTCTTTAGTTAACAATGAAGAAAGGTATAAGATTTTATTTCACGCCAAAAGAGCAATACAAGAGTTAAACTATGACGCATTCAAAGAAATTAAAGTTTTACAATTAACTGTTTGTGAAAACTTAAGATTTGTTTTACCTTCTGATTATGTTAATTGGGTAAGAATATCTTACTATCAAGATGGAGTTATTAGACCAATGGTTGAAAACATTCAAGTAAATTCATCTAAAGCTTATTTACAAGCACAAGATTGTAGAATATTATTTGACCAAAATGGAAACGCTTTATCACCTGAATATTCGGATTTAGATTTTGACCGTATCACAGGTCAACAACCAAGTATTTATTTGAACAGACTCAGTCCATTTTATGGATTAGAAGGATATGAGTATGGTGGTTATTGGTATTTTACTTATGAAGTAGGAGCAAGGTTTGGATTGAATACAGAAACTGCAAACGCAAATCCTACGTTTAGAATTGATAACAAAGCAGGTGTAATAAATTTTGATTCAACTATGGCAAACAATAGTTGTATACTTGAATATGTTTCTGATGGAATGGAGAACGGAGACAACTCTTTAATTACAGTAAACAAACTTTTTGAAGAATATGTATATGCTTATATTACTTATGCTATATTAAATTCAAAATTAGGAGTTCAAGAATATGTTGTTAACAGAGCTAAAAAAGCTAAATCAGCTTTATTACGTAATGCAAAAATAAGATTAAGCAATATACATCCCGGAAGACTCTTAATGAATTTAAGAGGTAGGGATAAGTGGATAAAATAATATGGCAGACTTTCAAAGAAATTTTATTAAAGGACGAATGAATAAATCCGTGGATGAACGTCTAGTTCCCAACGGAGAATATATTCACGCACAAAATGTAAGATTAGGTTCTACTGAGATATCTGAAATAGGAGCAGTAGAAAACTCTAGAGGTAATTTACAACTTACAAGATTATCTTATGGGAGCAGATTTCTTTCAGGTAATGCTACGGTAATTGGAGCGTTAGAAGATGGAGCTAATGAAGAGCTTTATTGGTTTGTACACGACCCCACTTTTGCTCCTCCGGCTGATGGACCTGAAGAAACTCCAACCGGCATATTAGATTTAGTAGTTTCTTATAATACAAATACAAGCGCAATTACCTACCATATTATAAGCGTTAGTATTGATGGAAACCCTAACAATGGAACGACATTAAATTTTAATCCTACATACTTAATAACAGGTGTAAACATAATAGATGGATTATTATTTTGGACAGATGATTTTAATCCACCTAGAAAAATAAATGTAAGAAGAAATTATCCTGACCCTGTTGCTGCAGGTGTAGCTGACCCTAATATAGATGGAGGAACAGGAGAACCGGAAGGCGGTTTCTTGTTACAAGAAAGTATTTTGGTAATTAAAAGACCACCGGTGGCTTGTCCGGGATTAGAATTATCTCTTGCACCGGGAGAAGAAAATTATTTAGAAGATAGATTTATTTCATTTGCATACAGATATAAATACCAAGACAATGAATATTCCGCAATATCTCAGTTTACTGAAGTAGCTTTTCAAACAGAAAGTTTTGATTTTAGTCCTAACTCTAAAGTAAATGAGGGTGCAATAAACAGATTTAATACCGCTACTATTACATACAATTCAGGTAGTCCATTAGTAGTTGGTATTGATTTATTATTTAAAGAAAGTGTTAGTAATGTTATTAAAGTAATAGAGACTTTAGATAAAGACACTTTAGGATTAGCAAGTGATACTGAATATGAATATGTTTTTAGAAATGCTAAAATATTTACAGTCTTACCTGAATCCGAATTATTAAGATTATATGATAATGTCCCACGTTTAGCTCAAGCACAAACCTTAATGGGTAATAGATTAATGTTTGGAAACTACGTGGATGGATATGATTTGGTAGACATTAATAACGGACCTGTAAGATTAGAATATATTAATGAATTAATCTCACAAGAAATAGGATTGACAGAAGTTACGGATAGAACTGATACCGTAGATTATACGGTAGACGTTCCTATTACAGTAAATGAAGGTCAGCTTCTTATAAATTTAGCTAATGCTGAATTAACTGCAGGTGCTCTTCTAACTTTTGCAGTAACTTTTGAACACGATACTTTCAGTGGTGGACCACCAAATCCGGTTGAAACTTCTTCAAATTTTTCAGTTGAGTTTCAATATTTAATACCTCAAGATTTTGCTACAGTTTTTGATTTAGCTACAAGTGTAAATTTCCAAGAAGCAATTGGAGTTCCTGCAGAAATACTGCCGGTCTATGACCCTGTTAACCCTACGTCTTGTGAAGGTCTCACTTTAACGGATGTGTTTAATTGTGCAGTTCCCGAGGTCCTTGATGCGGGCTTAACGCCTAGTTGGACTAAGTTTCAAAGTGGTATCTCTGCTTATGGACAACCAATTGCAATAGTAACTTCACCGGGTAGTAGTGAAATAGGTTTTGAATTTTTAGCAATGGAAAGAGTGGATGATGTAGCTGCTCCTGTTGACAGAGTGGTTGAATACTTTTCTATTGTTACTGCGGAAGCGACTTATCAAGAAATTGGAAACACTCAAAGTCTGCATAGCGATAGAGATTATGAAGTGGGGATAATATATATGGATGAATTTAACAGAGCAAGTACGGCTCTAGTAAGTCCTAACAACACTGTTCATATTCCTTGTGAATTTTCTGATAATCAAAACAGTTTAAGAGTAACTATACCATCTACACAACGTCCACCTTATTGGGCTACTCGTTTTAAATTTTGTATAAAACCAAGTGCAGCAGGTTTCTTTACAGTGTTTAGTAGAATATTTTATACCGACCCTGTAACTAACTATCAATACTTTTTACTTGAAGGTGAAAACTCACAAAAAGTTGAGGAAGGTGATAGATTAAAAGTAAAAAGAGATGCGAGTGGACCTGTTGACAGATGTTTGTATGCAACTGTATTAGAAAAGGCGGCACAAGAAAGAGATTTTATTGAAATACTAGATGAAGACGGAAACCCTGTAATTGTTCCTGCAGGTACATATATGAAGCTAAAAGCTAATTTCAATGTAAACAATGAAGAAAATCAAATAATTGCACCGGGAGAAGTAACGGTAAACCAACAACTTCAACCTGTACTTTTGTTTGATGTAGACCAAAGACAATTCGCTAGAATGTTTTATGGTGATGCTTTTAGTTTAGAAGATTCCGCTAACCCCGGTTTATTCGTAGATGTAGACATACCGGTGGGTAGTAGAATTAAATTAAATATATATTGGAATAGACGAGGTAGAGGAGGTACAAGTTGTGAAAGAAGAAGATATATTTTAGATTTAGATTTAATAGCTTCACAAAGCTATGATAATATTATAGATTGGTGGAACGGAGATAACGTTGACCAATTAATAAATACAGGAGAAGATGAAACTGCAGCAAATGGACCACCAATTGTAAACCAATATATAAGCACTGTATATACCACCAAACTAGATACGGCAGTAAATATACCTGCTGAATTTGCAATTAATAAACTTGCGTGGACTCGAATTGCTGCAACCAACGAAATTTTGTTTTTTGTTACAGGAGCAAAACAATGTGCGGGTGGTAGAACTGATAGAAATAAATCTTTTATTACAGTTGAATGGGAAATTGTTAGAGCAACTAGTGAGATTATTTGGGAAACTGAACCGTCTGATGCAAGTCCATCTTTATGGTTTGAAGGTTCACAGTCTTTTAGAGTAACTAGCCTAGGTCAATGTTATTTATCTGTAGAAAATAATAATGCGTTTGATATTGAGTATTTATATGAATTAGATGGATTTGACAGAACTATAGTTATTCCTGCAAACACAACAATAGATAATATATTAATTACTTGTGGAACGGCACAAGAATCACCCGCTACTCCAACTGCACCGGGTACAACAGTAGTTGTTGAAACCAATGTTTTACCCCCTGCTCACACAGGTAATGTACAAAGTCAAGTTATTGCAACCAACACCCCTGCAATTATAGATTTAGATTTCTTTAATTGTTTTGCTTTTGGAAATGGTGTAGAGACCATACGAGTTAGAGATTCAATTAAAGGTAGAGAGTTGGCTCTTGGTGATAGATTTACATCAGTTGCTAATGTTGATTATAAAGAAGCAAATAGATTTGCCGATATTACATATAGCGGAATATTTAACGATGAAAGTAATATTAATAAACTCAATGAATTTAATCTAGCTTTATTAAACTTTAAAACTTTAGAAGAGTCTTATGGTCCAATACAAAAATTAGATGCTCGTAGTACAGACATTCTTACATTACAAGAAGATAAAATTTCTTATGTCTTAGCAGGTAAAAACTTATTATCTGATGCTGCCGTAGGTGGAGCTATTACATCAGTACCTGAAGTATTAGGAACACAGATTGCAAGACTAGAAGAATATGGTATTAGTGCCAACCCTGAAAGCTACACTCAATATGGTTACAATAAGTTTTTCTCTGACCAAAAAAGAGGTGCAGTATTAATGTTAAAAGGTTCAGCCTACACCAATGAGCAATTAATGGTTATATCAGAATCAGGAATGCGTTCTTGGTTTAGAGATGTATTTATAGAAACTCCTAACACACAAAAACTAGGAGGGTATGACCCATATATGGATGAGTACGTTTTTGCTATTAACAATAATCTATTACCATTAGAAATACCTTGTGTAGATTGTGGTGTTCAACAACAAATTGAATACAGAGGACCTATAAACTTCTGTTATGATGTGGGTCAGCTAGTTGGAGATGTAACTGTAAGCATTAGAGTAACTAACTTTTCAGGAAGTGGTGTAGACCCTATAACTTTTACATTTACATATAACGGTCTTGTATTTGTTCAAGATGCGTTTGCTAACGGTACATATACTGTTACTATTCCTAAAAACTCTGTGGTACAAGACACTATTGATTTATTAATTACAGGTGTACCTTCTGCCCGAATAACTATTGAGGTTAGTTGTCCTGATGCAGAAGAAATTACAATATACCAAGTGTGTGTTAGTGCAGATGCTAATGCAACTGAATTTATACATAACGAATACAGATGGATAGACGGAGCGTATATCTCACCTTTACACTCCACTGAAGTAGAACTAGCTAGCGGAACAGATAACCCATTGATTTCACAATTTGATTCTATTACCGGTCAACAAGGTGCGGGAGTTATTCCGGCAGATGGAGCAGTTGTTACAATTAGAAGTAATAAGATAGCTCCGGCAGATAATTTTGATTTTGTAACACCGCCAATGACGTTTAGATTTTTAAGAACAAATGATGTTTATGCAAACACTCCTGCATCAGTTGCTACATTACTAAGTAATGCAACAGTAGGAGCGGTAGACTCATCATTAGCTCCAACGCAATATAGCGCATCATTCGTGATGCCTGCTACAGGAAGCAACTTGTTTTTAATATATGATTACAGACAACCTACCCTAGTAGAGCTATGTTATGGTAATATTGATATATTTGATGTATGTTGTTTATGTGAAGCTCCTGAAAGATTTGTTGCTACACAATGTAGATTAGATGGTGTAGTAAACACAGAGGTTGTTGAAGGACCTTATGCAATAGGCGAGTTTGTAGAAATTGATACTTCGTTAGATGGAATTAAAATTGAAACTTGTATATACGAGTTAACGGCTAATACCACTGATATAGCTACGGCTTTAGTAACAGGGTTAAGCGCAATAACTGATTGTACTGACTTATGTCAAAAATATACTGTAGAAAACACCGGAGGTGTAGCTCAAGATGTTGAATATGTTAATTGTGGAGGAGTTAATGAAACGGCTACTGTACAACCCGGAACTACACTTGATGCTATCTGCGCTAAAGAAATAGTAAGTTTAGGAGCAGATTTAGTGTTAGACTTAAAAGCTTGTGCGTGTGACGACCAATACATTGAAATCGAGAGGTGTGTTGACCCACAAAGTACAGGCGGGGATTTAATTAGATATGCGAATGATAATTTAACATATAATGTAAATGATGTAGTGTTTATAGATGAAGACCCTACTTGTCAATACATAGTTACTCAAATAGGTTTATATAACCAAATTGTAGATGCCACTGTAAATTCAGTAGATTTATCTTTAGATTGTACAGATGCGTGTAACACATACGAAGTAACTAATAATGGAGTAGGAGACTTAAGTGTTGAGTACAGAGAGTGTGGTAAGAACACTACCGATACTGTAATTATACCTCAGGGTGACTCAACAATAATTTGTACTAGAGAGTTTATCACATCAATTACTTTCCCGAACACAGTAGTATGGCAAGCCTGCGATTGTGACTTACCTGACTCTAACTATAGATTAAGAGAATGTACACAAGACGGCACTGTTAACGAAGTAGTTGCATCGTATAGTGGATTTGGTACGGTTCAAGTAGGAGATTATGTAGAGATATCAGGAAGCTTATGTATATGGGAAGTAATAGCTGAAACACAAGATGTTGCTACCGATATTATAACTCAAATAAGAGGAGATGTAACAAGTTGTGATGATAGTTGTGATACGTATACTTTAGAAAACTTAAGTACTACAGTTACTTATACAGTAAACTATTTAGATTGTGCAGGCGTTCAACAATCAGTAACCATTTCACCGACAGGAGTTCAATCAGTTTGTGCTACGCTTTTCTTAGGACCTCCTGTGGATGTAGATATTGTTAAATCATTTTGCGGATGTCAAGCTTAAATAAAATTAATTAATTATGTCAGTACCCGGAACTTATTATTTAAATGGACCAACATTAGAAACTGCAACTTCTGTATTTACAGATGCGGACTTAACCACGTGTGCGCCTGATGGATTTTATTCAGATGGTGTCATAGCTCGTCAACAGATTGGATGTTTGTTAACGGCTATTCAAACGTGTCCAAGCTGCGTATTACCGTGTACAACCACAATATCAGCTTCAGGTGGCACAGGTATATATGAAGTTAGTTTTGATACTGTAGGAGATTTAGGAGCAACTCTAATATATTTTAACCCACAGTCTATACCTGATGGTATTAGAGCTACACTTGGTTCGGCTACAGTTAATGAATTAACTGCAATAACAGATGGTTATCACGCTTCCGCTACGGTAGGTAATTATACTTTTGTTGGTAATAGTTCAAACGATTGTGGATTAGCGGCTCAATTGAACGCAAGTCCTATAACTAATTTAGATGTATTTATATACACACAAACAGGTTTTCCTGCATTGCCTGATTCCACTACAGGAGTAGTATCAGGAACAGGTACAGACGTATCTTTATCTAGCAGTACAAACCCGAGTTGGTTGACTCTAGTAGTTCCTAAGATTGATAATTCTTTTACTACAGTTTTAGTTGAGATAGCAGGATTATGTGGTAGCACAGGTTGGGACTTAGAAGTTAATTGTCCAAGAGCATTAACAGGAACACCTATAACTACAGTAGGTACAAGTGATTGTACGGAAACAGTTTTCCCGGACACTGTTTACGTTGCGCCAAACCGTAACGGAACTGATGGTTGTCCTGAAATAAATGAGTTTGCTTTTGCAGATTCAAATGGAGTAAATAAATATCCCGCAGGTCAATATA